GCTCAACGGTTACCTGCTCGGTGCTGAGAAGGTCAGCAAGGCCACGGCCAAACCAGCCGGCACCGGTATGGACGCCGCCGACCAACCGCAGGGTGCGAGCTGGGCAGTTGCCGCCGCCACCCGCAAAGAGGGTTAATTTATGACCATTCCAAACACCGTCCGCGCTGATCAGGCTTTTGGCATTCCGGGTGAGTTTGCTTTTGACAGCCCAAGCCGCGTACAGCCCGGCACTATCGACCCGGCACAGTCTGCAGCCGAAAGCGTCATTGGTCGCTATTTCAGCAAGCACCGCGTAACTGGCCTGTACACCAGCGTCGGCAATGCGCTGACTGACGCCGCGCTGATCTTTGGCGGCATTCTGGGCTTTCCGAAAGAGCAGGCCCTGTACGGTGACGCCCTTGCGCCAAGCATGCTGGTGCCGCCTGGCAGCACTGATGCCCAGTTTGTTGAAATGGGCATGGTCAACGCATTCGTGATCAACGCATGCAAAGAGGGCGACGTTGTTGCCGCTGAGGTTGGCACCGGCAAGCTGTACGCCTATGTCAACGCCGCTGCGGTGCCTGCCGTAACCCACTTCCTCATCCCGAACGCCAAGGTTTACCGTTCGGAAAATTCCGTTGCCGGCGGCGCTGTCGTCTGCGTCAAACTGACCAACTAAGGACTGAGCAATTATGCGAACCCGTCAACGTTCCGATATTGGTCCGCGTCACCTGGCGCAGATCAATGATATGACTCTTGCCCAGATCGGCCAATACGCCGGCTTGGCTGACATTGGCATTAACCTTGACAACGACACCGTGCGCCGCATGATGACCGGTATGGGCTTTGACGCCGTTGATACCGGTGGCATGGGCCTGAGTACGCCAGCCACTGCAATGACGCCCGTGCGTTTCCTGCAGCAGTTCCTGCCAGGTCTGGTGCGCGTTCTGACCGCCGCCCGCAAGATTGACACCCTCGTTGGCGTCAGCACTGCCGGCAGTTGGGAAGATGAAAGCATTGTCCAAGGCATCATGGAAGGCACCGGCTACGCGCAGATTTACGGCGATCACACCAACATCCCGCTTTCCAGCTTCAACCCAACGTTTGAAGTGCGCGACATTGTGCGCGGTGAAAAGGGCATGCAGGTCGGCCGGCTCGAGGAAGCGCGCGCCAGCAAAATGCAGATCAACGCGGCAACTGAAAAGCGCACGTCTGCTGCCATCGCGCTTGAAATTTTCCGCAACCGTATCGGCTTCCTAGGCTTTAACAACGGCACCAACCGCACGTACGGTTTCCTCAACGATCCGGGCTTGTTGGCTTACATCAGCTTGCCGGCCGGTGCCAGCACCTTCACCACCTGGCGTACCAAAACCTTCCTCGAAATCACCGCAGATATTCGCCTGATGGCGACCCAACTGCGCGTGCAGGGCAAGGAAAATATCGACCCGAACAAAGCCCCATGCACCCTGGCAGTGGCAACCAGCGCAGTGGATGCGCTGACCGTTACCAACGTACAGGGCACTCAGTCGGTAAACGGTTGGATCAAAGAGAACTACCCGAACTGGCGCATTGAGTCGGCCACCGAACTGGACAATGCCAACGGCGGTCTGTCGGTTGTTTACCTGTACGCTGAGAAGGTTGACGACAGCGGCACGGATGACAGCCGCGTGTTTATCCAAGTCGTGCCGACCAAGCTGCAAGCACTGGGCATTGAGAAGCGCGCCAAGGGTTATCTTGAAGACTGGACCAACGCAACGGCCGGTGTTATGGCCAAACGTCCGTACGCAGTGGTACGCGCAAGCGGCGTGTAATTAACGGGAAGCTTTACCAAAACCCTCGGTGTGCTAGTATGGCATCCCGAGGGTTTTTTAATTTCAGCTCACAAAAGGTGCATTCTGATGACCGGTAAAATTTTCGTATATTCCACGCTGACTGCTGACAACCTGTACGGCCCCTATAAGCCGGGCGGTGCGGACCTTCCTATTCGCGAGGGCATGGTGCTTATCAAGGGCGGTGCCAACGTCGCCGGCCCATCCAAACATTTGGTCACGCCGCTTGGTGTCGTCACTGAGATTACGCATGAGCAGCTCGCCCTGCTGCGCGCCGACGTAACGTTTCTGGCACACGAGCGCAACGGCTTTATCACTGTCAGTGAGAACAAGACCGACGCCGACCACGTTGCCGCAGATATGGAAGGCCGCGACGAGTCCGCGCCTATGACCCCTGAGGACGTTGCGCCTGAGGACGTTGACCGCGTGGCCACTGCTGAGGTTGTTACCGAAACCCTGGCACCTGCGCCGGCCGTTCCAGCGCCAGCACCTGCCCGCCGCCGCTAAGGGGTAGACCATGACCGATCACACGTTTGACGCTGCAGCATTCCGCGCGCAGTTCCCTGCGTTTACCAACGACGTAAAGTACCCTGACACGCAGCTCGAGGGGTACTTTACAATGGCGGGCTGCTATATCCACCCGTGTGATTGGTTCATGCTGCACGGCGCTTGCCTGCAGCTGGCGCTTAACCTGATGGTTGCCCACCTTGCGTACACCAACGCGCAGGTGTTGGCCGGCAACGGTGCAACCGGTGTTGTTACCGGGGCGTCAATCGACAAGGTAAGTGTCAGCCTGCAAGCGCCACCAACAAAGAACGCTTGGCAAGCCTGGCTTGCAACAACGCCCTATGGCATGCAGCTATGGGCACTAATCAAAACGAAAGCGCTGCCCTTTGCAGTGGGCGGCCTTCCTGAACGTCAAGGCTTTCGCCGCATCAACGGCGGCTTTGGCGGCCCGCGTCGCTTCTGATGGCAACCGTCAAGCGCACGCCCGGCCCTGGCGCGGTCAACCTTGAAAAGGCGTTGCGCGACTTGGAACGCTTGCAGGCTGAGGTTGGCTGGAACGCCTCAAGTCGTTACGAGGACGGCACGCCGGTTGCGTACGTTGCCACTATTCAAGAATTTGGATCGCCCCAACAGGGCATTGAATCGCGCTCATTCCAGCGCACCACCCTTGACGCCAAGCAGGCTGAATATGCTGAGCTGATGGGCAAGGGTGGCCGGGCGGTATTTGCAGGCAAGCTGTCGGCCCGCAAAATGCTAGACTCGATGGGGCTACAGGTGGCTGGCGATATGCGCAAAAAGATTGCAGACGGCAGCTTTAAAGCACTGGCCGACAGCACCATTGCAGCGCGCGCCCGCCGCCGGGGCGTTTCAGTTGAGTCGGTCAATACCGACCCGTTGCGCGACAGCAACGTTATGGTCAACACACTCACCAACCAGACCGGCCCCCGGAGCAACTAACATGCTTGTACCAGGCAGCAACCTGTTGGCCATCGCGCTTGGCGTTATCGGCAAGCAAACAATCGTACTGTACAAAGAGGTCAGCCGCGTGCAGCAACCAAAGGGCGATTGGCTGTCAACGTACGCACCAGGCGTGCCGGTTGAGGGGTCATGGCAACCGGTTGACTCGCGCAAATACGCTGAGCTTGGCCTTGACCTCAAAAAGAAGTATTTCAATTTCTACACCAGCGAACTGATTGTGGGCGCTGACCGGGGCCGGGGCGCTGACCAGGCAACGTACGGCGGCCGTAAATACGCCACCGTGGGCGACACGGCATGGTCACTGGTTGACGGCTGGCAAGCTGCCATTTTTGTTGATATTGGGCCGGACATATGATTGACAGACTTGAGCTTATCCGCACGTCACTGTTGGTGCTGCTTGCCGAACAGGGGTTGGGCAGCGTGCAGGTTGTTACCACGTACCAGCCAACCGAGCAGGGCCGCACCGATGGCGAAACGCTTTACTTTTTCCAGCTGCCAACCGGCGGCAACTACGGTTGGCAGGGGCGCTCAGTTGAGTGGGATGACCAGGCGCAGACGCTCGAGCGAACCGAGGCGCAAAGCATTCGCGAAGGCTTCCAGATGATGGCGCTAAACGACACCGGCACGGGTGTTGCGCCTGTTGACCTGATGAATACGGCCAAGCTGCTGGTTGGGTCTGAGGCGTTCCGTGAGGCCCTGGCCGTGCATAAGGTTGGTATTGAGCGCATAACGGCAGTGCGTACGCCTGATTTTAGCAATGACCGTGACCGCTTTGAGCAGTCGCCGAGCTTTGACTTTACGCTGACCCACACAACCGCCATAATCCAGCAAGCGCGCTACATTGAACGCGCCGAATTTAACGCCACACGGGTATAAAAAATGATCAGCATTGAACGTTATGTACGAATCGTTTCGGGCGTTATCGGCGCGCAAGTGGTCGCAATGCGCGAGCTTGTCGGCCTGCGCTTTACCACCAACCCTTTGGTGCCTGCAGACTCGATTGTGACCGTCGATAAGGACGGCGCTGACGACCTGTTTGGAGCGTCAGCGCCTGAGTCGGTTTTTGCCAACCAGTACTTCGGCTATATCAGCCCCGCACCGGCTAGCCAGGCAAAGCGCCTGCGGTTCGCCCCGTGGGTTGACGTGGCGCGAGCTGCCCGCATTTATGGTGCGCGGGTCAACACGCTGTTGGCGACGTTTCAGGCTGTCGTTGCAGGCACCTTGCCGCTCACCTTGGCAGGCGTGACAGCCTCGGTCAGCGTGAACTTTTCAACCGCACTGACCTTTGCCGACGTTGCAAGTCTGCTGCAGGTTGCCATTCGTGCGGCCTCGGTTAACGTGCACTGGGCAACCGCAACGGTGACGTACGACGCACCAAGCGCCACCTTTCGCCTAGTCAGTGGTGCCACGGGTGACGCACCGCTCGCCATTGGCACCGCGATTGCCGGCGACGTGGGTACGATTCTAGGCTGGCGCAACCCGCTGACCATTCTGTCACCAGGCGCTGACGCGCAGTCGCCGCTTGAGGCACTGCAGGCAGCTGAGGCCGTAACCGATTCGTTTGGTTCGCTGTCCTACGGTGCAACCATCACCCTGGCTGAGGCCATTGAGGTGGCGGCATACGTCGCAGCGCTCAACGTTAAATACCAGTTTTACCACACCGTTGCGTTTGACACGTACGTTGCGGCGTATGCTGCCATGGCGCAGTTTGCCTCAACCGGCCTCATTCTCAACGGCATTGCTGGTGAGTACAAAGAGGCGTTGCCGGCGGCGATCATGGCGGCGACCGATTACGACCGCACCAACGCAACAATCAACTATATGTACCGGCAGGGCCTGTACCAAAACGTCAACGACGTAACCGACGACCCGGTTGCCGACGCGTTGGACGCCAACCGGGTCAACTACTACGGCACCACGGCAAGTGCCGGGCAGAAGCTGGCATTTTTCCAGCGCGGTTACCTGTTGGGCGGCGCAACGGCCCCGCTTGATATGAATGTGCACGCCAACGAGCAATGGCTAAAAGCCGCGCTGCAGACTGACTTTTTGAGCGCGCAACTGTCGCTTAACAAAATTCAAGCCAGCAACACCGGCCGTGGCCAAATTCTGGCGATCCTGCAGGCGCGTATTGACCAGGCCAAGCGCAACGGCACCATCAGCATTGGCAAAACGCTGACCGTGCTGCAGCAGATTGCCGTCACTGACCTGTCCGGCGACCCTGACGCATGGCGCGACGTGCAAAGCAACGGGTATTGGGCTGACGTGATCATTGTTCCTGAAACCGGCCCAAGCATGACGACCGAGTACGTTGCCAAGTACACTTTGGCGTATTCCAAAAACGACGTGGTGCGCACCATCGAAGGCTCGCACAACCTGATTTAAGGGGCAGCACACATGACCGATATTTCTAGCACCGGCTTTACGGCAATCGTCAAGGCGTCGAAGACTTTCCCGAACGGGCTGCCGTTGACTTTTTGGGCCGACGACAGTGACCCGTTTGACATTCCTGAGTTGGTGATTGCTGAGGCCGCAATGAATGTCAACGGTCACCTCGTCAGTTGGACCGCACCAAAGCCAATCCCAATCAAGTTGGCGGTGATCCCTGGCAGTGAGGATGACGTGAACCTTGCAATCCTGTTGGACGCCAACCGCGCTGCCCTGGGCAAGAGTGTTGCCCGCGATGTTATTGACATTGTGGCCACGTACAACGACGGTGCCACCGCAACGTTTAGCCTTGGGCTGATCACCAGCGGTACGCCGGCCCGCTCACCCAACAGTGCCGGCCGGTACAAGTCGTCAATGTACGGCTTTACATTCCAGAACATTGCCTACACTCGAGCGCGCGCCCAATGATCAAGGAAAAAGAGGTTGAGCTAAAAAATCAGGATGGCGTCAGCAAGACGTTTATTCTGTCGCGCCTGCCTGCTGTACCCATGCGCGAAATTATGGCCAAGTACCCCGTGAGCAACATACCCAAGCTGGGTGACTATGAGGTGTCCAAGGAAGTCATGACGCTGCTGCTGTCATTTGTGGGCGTGCGGGTTGAGGGGCGCGACGAGCCGTTACTGCTCAACACCATTGCGCTGATCAATAACCACGTTGACGACGCTGAGCAGCTGCTACGCCTCGAGTACGCCATGTTGGAGTACAACACCAGTTTTTTCGGACAAGGCGGGGCGTCGAATTTCTTCGCAGGGTTACTCAAGAAGCACCTGCCGTTGATTATCCAAACGCTGATGGATTCGTTGCCGCCATCCTTGGTGCGGGACTTGCGAGCGCCGTTGAACTCCGAAAAGAAATCGACCTAGAGACTGCTTTCGATCTTTGGGAAATAGTTCAGGTCAACCGCTATAACGAGTGGTTGGCCATTGAACATAGTAAACGTAAGGCGGGCCGATAATGCAGCTTCTTGACACCTGGCTGACGATATTTCAGGCCGACACCTCGAGCTTGCAGCAAGGCGTCAAGAAGTCTGAGAACAGCGCCGACAGCCTCATTAAAAAACTCAAAGACACCGACGCAGTTGCTGCTAAAACCGGCAGCAGCTTTGCGAGCTATGCAAAGAACGCGCTCGGTGCACTTGCTGCGGCGGCCAGTGTCAGTGCGCTGGTTAGCGGCACCATCGGCAAAGCTGCCGACATTACCCAAATTGCACAGACGGCTGACGCACTCGGTGTTGCAGTTGAGGAACTTGACGCCTTTGGGCGCGCTGCGGCGGCACTGGGCGGCGATGCTCAGGGCGCGCGGGATTCCGTCACCGATATGGCTGAGTCAATCGGTGAGGCCCTGCAAGACGTTGAGTCAGGCCGTGCCAAAACCTTTGGTGCGTTGGGTGTCAGTCTGCGCGGCGTTGACGGCCAGGCCATTGACGCAGTTGAGGGCATTTTACGGGTAGCCGACGCCGTGCAGGGCATGACGCGCGGTGAGGCCGTATTCCGCATCAAAGAGCTGGGCATTACCGACAACCGTACCGTTGAAATGGTGCTGAAAGGGCGCAAGGAACTTGAGCGCCTGCTTGCCGTGCAAAAAGCCCAAGGCGTGGTCACCAAGGAAACTGCAGCTGAGGCCCAACGATTCACCGAGGGCCTAAACCGCCTGCGCGGGTCGGTTGACAGCGCCGGTACGGGCTTTATGTCATCACTCATACCAGCGCTCACCAAAGTCGTCGAATGGCTCACCACTTTGGTTGAGTGGGCGGGCGAACATAGTGACGTGATTGTGGGCTTCTTTGCAGCAATTGCGCTTATCGTCACTGCGGTGTACCTACCGGCAATGGTCAGCGCTGCAGCCGCCACCCTGGCCGCCACGTGGCCTATCATCGCCATGGTTGCCATCATCGTTGCGTTGGCCGCCGCCTTTGCGCTGGCATATGACGACATAATGAATTTCATTGACGGCAATGACTCGTTTATTGGCGGCATGTTTGAAAAATTCCCGTTGCTTAAAGACCTCGTATTCACCCTGATCGACGCCTTTAAATTGCTGGGCACCATTGTCATGGGTGTATGGGATATGCTTACCGCAGGTTTTGACCAAATGGTCAGTTTTATTGCCGCAGGCATCGAACAGATAATTGCCGGGGTTACCACGGTTGCTGACTTTTTCGGCCTGGGTAGCGGTGCGCCAACCGCATCAGTGACCGCAGGGCAAAGCGCTCTTGCCGCGGCTAGCGCGTCACCGCTTAACAGCACCACGTCAAACGCCATCAGCAACAGCGTTGCCGGCGGTAATCGTGAAAACAACCTGTCTATTGGTGAGCTGACCGTCACTACTCAGGCCACGGATGCGGCGGGCGTTGCCGGCGGCGTGCGCGACAGCCTGAGCGAACAGTTGGCGCAAATGGAAGCCGAATCTGCAACAGGGGTTGAGCGCTAATGGCCTTTACACAACCAGGGGTCAACCAGGCGGCGCAGGATATAATTGCGTTGCTTGACGCACAGTCATTCCGCCCGCTGTTTGCCGGTGCGCACCCAATGGCATGCACGGTGCGCGAGACTTCCAAGTTAACGCAGTTCAAGGTTGAGGACGGCACCGAGCGCGCCGACAGCCGGGTATTTGACCCGGTAACGATTGACTTTCCAATGTTGCTGACCGACAACACGCGCGACCTGTTTGAGCAGCTGCGGGCGGCCTATCTGTCGGGTCTGGTGCTGATCGTGCAAACGCGCGTCAGCAGCTATGCCGATATGATGATTGTCGAAATGCCGCACGACGAAAACCCTGAGCAGGGTGAGTCAATCCCCATTGCGATCAAGCTGCAGGAACTTAAAACCGTTGAAGCTGAATTTGGCGCACTGCCACCGCGCAGCGTGAGCAACCCGGCGCAGGCCAGCACTGTTGCCAAAGGCAGCCAACAGACGACAGAATCAAGCGCACCGACCCGCCGCCGGGCGTCGGTACTGTACGGGCTGACAAACTGATGCGCGACATACCATTGACCGCAACGCCCAACCAGTCACTAAGCGTTGCAATAAACGGCAACCGCTGGGCGTTGACCATCAAAGAGGCACGCGGCTGTATGGTGGCTGACGTGGTGCTTAACGACGTCGTGCTGTTGCAGGGCATCCGCTTTGCTGTCGGCACACCGCTTATTCCATATCGCCACTTGCAGGGGTCGGGCAACTTCCTGCTGCTGGTTGACGACGAGCAGTTACCTGATTGGCGGTTGTTTGGCAGCAGTCAGCAGTTGGTATACGTCGCGCCTGGCGAGGTGTTCTGATGGCCTTGGACCTTCGCCGCTTTCGTGTCGGCATTGAGGTGCTGGGGGCTATCCAGTATTACGAGGGGCTGCGCGTCAAGATCAGCGGCACCAAGTACGCCAACCCGCTGCAAAATGACTGCACGGTTACTATCAGCGGCCTCAAGCAGGCGACGCGCGATTACCTCTTGACCGAAACCAGCCCGTTCAACGACAACCGCACACCCAAACGCCTGATTGTCGAGGTTGGCCGCGTCAACATGGGCCTTTTCCGGTTGTTTGTTGGCGACATTATCAGCAGCGAACAGGGCAGCCCACCTGACCTTGACTTGACGATAAAGGCAAAGACGCAGAACGCCCAAGCCGGCAATGTAATTTCAACCTCGTCGGGTCCGTCAACCAAGCTGTCAGGGCTGGCCGCCAAAATCGCGTCAGATATTGGCGTTGCGCTGGACTTCCAAGCGGCTGACAAAAACATTGCCAATTACACCCACACCGGGGCCGCGCTGCGCCAGGTGCAAAAGCTGCAGGAAATGGGCGGGGTGTCGGCGTTTATTGACGATGACATATTGATTGTAAAGGACGTTGGCCGCCCGCTGTCTGGCCGCGTGCAGATACTTAATAAAGATTCCGGCATGGTGGGCATTCCAAAGGCCACTGAGCGGGGCGTCACAGTGCAGTTTTTAATTGACCCCAACACGGTGCTTGGCGGCATGCTGCGCATTGAAAGTAAAGTGAACATAGCGCTTAATGGTGACTATGTAATAACGCAACTAGCGTTTGACGCACAGTCACACGACACGCCCTTTTTCTACACGGCCACCACGACGCGCCTATGACCCAGAAACCCAACAGCGACCAGGCAAGCAAAGGCAGTTTGGCCGGCAGCCTGGGCGACTACCTGCAGCGCTGGCTGCGCGACGAGCTTGACGACAGCATACCCGCGCGCGTGGTCAGCTATGACGACGCAACCAACCGGGCCGTGATTCAACCGCTCGTAATGGTCGGCACTACCGGCGGCGACAAGGTTGCCCGCGCGGCAATCCCCAATATTCCGGTGTTTCGTTTCGGCGGCGGCGGGTTTTTTATCCGCTTTCCGCTCAAGCCTGGCAACGTTGGTTGGCTCAAAGCCAATGACCGTGACATAAGCCTCGTTATGCAGGCCGGCGGCGGCCAGGACTGGCCAAATACAAAGCGCCTGCACTCATTTAGCGACGCGATGTTTTACCCTGACACCTTCAAGCAGTGGGTGATTGCTGCGGCCAACGCCGACGCTGCGGTATTCCAGTCGCTTGACGGCACGCAATGCTTGGCGTTGCGTGAGGCTGAAATTGAGATAACGAGCGGCGAAACCTGCTCGTTGCTGATGACCCCGACGAGCATGACGCAAAAGGTAGGCACCAACACCATTGTCACGACGCCGGCAAGTATCGTGCAGACGGTCGGGGCAAGTACGATAACGACCACTGCGGCCGGCGTTGCCATTGTCAGCCCAAGCCTGACGCACAACGGCAAAGAAATTGGTTCAACCCATTATCACGTTGGCAGCCCCGACACGGCGGTGCCTGTATGAGGACGTTTCAGTCAACCTCGAGCAACGGCTTTGCGCTCAGCACCGCAGGCAACCTGACGTTGGTGCGCGGGCTTGAGGCCATCACCACGGTTGCCGTGCAGTACATGCAGGCACGGCGCGGTGAAATGTTCCTTGCCGCTGACCGAGGCATACCGTTTGACCCGGTGGCCTGGTCCGGTTCGCCCAATGTTGCCCAATTCGAGGCTGCCGGCCGCGCGACGTTATTGCAGGTGCCTGACGTTGTTCAAGTGCTATCATTTCAGGCACTTTTAGTCGGCGACGTGCTGAACTACACCGCAGACATATTGACGACGGCAGGGGCGGCAACCATCAATGGCAACCTATGAATTTATAACGCCGCGCGGCGTGATCGTGCCCGACACCGCAACGTTGTTGGCTGAGGTTGAAGGTGAGTATCGTGAGGCGTTCGGCGCGGACTTGGTGACAAGCCCCGAAACGCCGCAGGGCGTATTGATTGCCATGGAAGTTGAGGCCCGTGACAGCGTTGCACGCAACAACGCAGCCGTGGCCAATCAGATCAACCCGCAGCTGTCGGGCGGCGTGTTTCTGGATGCTTTATGGTCGTTGACGCGGGGCAGTCGCCGGCCGGCAGTACGGTCGCAAATTGCCGGGGCGATCCTGGGCGGGCAGCCCGGCACCATCGTGCCGCAATACTCGTTGGCGGCGGTTGACGGTACGGGTGATTTGTTCCGCACGCTGGTGGCTGTTGTTATCGGCCCCGGCGGAACAGTTACGGTTGATCTTGAGTCGGTTGAGTTTGGGCCGATTGCCGCACCTGCAGGCCAGCTAATCACCGTTGCAACCAGCGTGCTGGGTTGGGAAACCATCACCAACCCAAACCAGGCAAGCTTAGGCCGCCTGCAAGAGTCTGACATTGCATCACGTCGCCGCCGGGCGCTGACGCTTGCCTTGCAGGGCGTCGCGTTGCCTGAGGCCATCATTAGTCGCCTATACGATATTGACGGCGTAAACTCTTTGATATTCCGCGAGAACGTCACGAGCGCCCCGGCGACAATTGACGGCGTACTATTGGGGCCGCACAGTATTTACGTGGTCGTTTCAGGTGGCACCGACATTGAGGTTGCAACGGCACTGCTCGACACCAAGTCGCTGGGGGCCGGTTGGAACGGTGCGGTTACGGTCAACGTCGTTGAGCCATTCAGCGGCCAGGTTTACAGCGTGACGTTTGACCGGCCGGTGTTGGTGCCAACCTTCGCACGGGTCACGGCAAAGTTTAACGGCCTTGATGGAACCAACATAATCAAAGACGCCATTCTGGCTTATTCGCGCGGTGAGTTGGAAGGTGACGCAGGGTTTGGGGTCGGTGCAAGCGTCAGCCCGTTTGAGCTGGCAGGTGCCGTCAATCAGGTTGAGCCAAGTATATTTGTCACGCTGGTTGAGTTGTCAACTGACGGGCTGGTTTATACGCCGGTAAGTATCCCGATCACCATACAGCAGCAAGCAACCATCACCAGCGGGTCAATTAGCGTGGTGCCCGTGTGAGTACCGTTCAGGAATTTGACTTTAGTGTTGACCTTCTCAAAGCGATCCTTTGGGAACATGACAGCGCGCCCGACCTGCTGGTGTTGGCAAACCGAAAGCAGGATTGGTACAACACCAACCAGCGGGATTTTTGGGAAAATTGGCGGCGCGATGTGTTTGACATAAACACCGCCACGGCGTTTGGCCTCAGCGTATGGGCGCGCATTCTGGCCGTACCCCTGGCCGTTGTCATTGAAGACTCGCGTTCAAAAGAGGCGTTGGGGTTTGGCACCAAACACAAAAACTTTAATAATGGTAACTTTGCGCGCGGCGCTACTGGTGAGCAGCCGCTGTCTGTTGCACAGCAACGACTCGTTATAAAGTTACGTTATTTCCAGCTGACCAGTAACGGCACCGTACCGGAAATTAACGAGTTTCTTTCGATCCTGTTTGAAAACGAGGGGTTGGTTTTTGTCGTCGATTCGCTAGATATGACATTTGCCACTTACTTTTTTACTTTCCCGCCAAGCAGTCAGCTGCGGTTTATTCTCGAGAAATACGACCTTTTGCCGCGACCGGCAGGGGTCGGCGTACAATGGCAAATACAGGTGCGGCCGTCGTGGGGCTTTGGCGTCAATCACCTAAACTTTAATAATGGTAATTTTGGAGCGTAGCCCATGGCAGGCCGACTTTTTATTGTTCCGTTCGCGCT